ATTTTTATTGGTCCACCAACCCACTCTCTTAATGGTTGAAATACTTTTTCAGCTAATAATTTCATAGCTTCAATTTGATTTGGATTTGGTGTATTATCTATTCCTTTACGCTTTGCAGTTTCAGAGTGTATTGCTTCAGCATAAGTTATGTTATCACTTATCTTCATTTTTTCCTAATCTTTTTCTTACAATGTTCATAGTTGTTTTCATTTTCTTAGCATAGCTAGGATTTTTTTGTCTGTTAAATACAACTTGTTGATTTAAACTACCTATGATCTTCTGTAAATTATTATTTCTAGTCTTCATCAACCAACTAGCTAAAGAACTAGGAGACAACTCCTTAAATTTTCCTTTAGCATCTGGTGCGTCAGAGTGTTTAAACGCTCCCATTTTTTTATTAAATGGAGAATTATATTGTTTGTAAGCCATAATTATTCTGCTTCGCTAAATACAGCATAGACGCGTATGTTTCTTTTTCTACCCTTACGTATTGTAGCTATTAATTTTTTACGATCTTTAACTTCCTCATCTTTTACAGGATAGTACTTAGGATTCGTGCTATTTAATTTTCTTTTTTTCATTTTAAAACTGTGATGCTTTATTTATCTCGTTTATTGCTTCTTGTATATCATTTATATCTGCTGGTAGTGTTAAATCTAAACCAGCTTTAAAAACAGTTTCTTTTATACCATCTTTAAATATTATAATAGTCGGAGCCATACGTACTTTATATTTTTTCTTAGCAGCTGGACACACGGCTATATCTGCTCTATAATATATAACATCTTTTAATTCAGACCATTGCTCAAATTTATTTACATCGTTAAATTTAGCATAAAACTCTACAATAACAGGTTTGTTTTGATCATCACCAAAAGCTTGTCTTTCGTTTATCTTACTATCAAAGTTATCATCTGTAATCCATTCCTGAGCAGACACGTTAAATGATATTAATAATAAAATTATATTTAAGTATTTCATATTATCTACCTCTTTGTTGTAACTCGTACAAACGTTCGTCGATTTTTTCTATAGTTTCTTTTATTTCTTGAACATCTTCTTGAGTGTCCATAATTGTTTGACGAATTAACTCGTCTTTTAAATCATATTCTACTCTATCAATAACTGGTTCAGGTAATTCCATTGCTCTAGCAATATCCGCTTGCAAAGTAAAATATAAAGTAGCAAGTGATACCGCTCCTCCAATAATCAACCCTATTGTTTTTAAATCTAATGTTACTTTAGTATCTTCACCTATTTGCTTTGCCATTTTATTTCTTTTTACTAGCTGTTACTTTACTTTCACCTTTTGTTACTGTAACGTCTGTATCAGTTACATCAACTTGCATAGGATCATCTTCTTTATCAGATAGCTCTCTAATTAAGCTTTTAATTATTTCTAATTCTGGTTTTTCTTCTTTTTCTTTAGCACCAACAATGTGTTGTAATATACCTATCATTGCCATTGCAGCGGTAGATACTAAACCAATTACAGCTGTTAAAGCACCTCCTTCTAAAAATTGAGAACTCACTACTCCAATTATAACCAATATAGTTATATAGTTTATAGCATGCTTTCCTAAATGTTTAGATGCTATTTCTTTAGCTGTACTTTTAGCATTGATCTTATCAATTTCTATTTGAGCTAAAATTTCTTCTGTTGTTTTTTTATTGTTAAATTTCATTATTTAGTTATTTTATATTGAGCTATTCTTTTTTTATCTAATTCAGGACGTGGTCCATCTTCATGTTTTTCAGAAAGTCTTTTATTTTTATTATCTAATAATATTTTAGCAACTTTAACTGCCTTAGAAATCTTAGGCCCGACAGGAATAGTACCTCCAAGTCTTGCTTTCTTTTTCATTTCAGGTGTAAAATCTCTTATTTCACCTTTATTGCTGTTTAAAGGAGATTTTGATAAGAATTGAATTGAAAATTTACTCATGATTTATTATTTTAGTGTTATGTTCAGACCAACTGAACCGTTATAAATTTTACTATCCCAGAATTTAGTATATTCTCCTTCTACAAATACTCCAATGCTTTTGCTTAATTTCCATCCAAAAACTACGCCAGCTTGATAATCTTCCCATTGCTCAAGTTCTGAGTCTTGCATTAAACCACCAAGTCCCCAATTGTTTCTGTTCAAATAACTAAAATCTTCATCACCTTTTACGTACTTGTGATATGGTAATAAGTAAGAACCATAAGCGTGAAGCCAGAAGCTATTTTCATAATGATAATAGTCAAAACCGATCACTGGAGATAATACTCCAAATGCATCTAGCTCATCCCATACTTCGTGATTATATCGATTCATTAACTCAGCAAACACTGTATCTCTAAATTCAAGATCAGTATTAGCTACAATCGTGCCTTCCTCATCTATCCAATACCAATCAGATATTTCATTACCGAGTTGATCTTCTTGTGTATAATATATATCATCATAACCATACATAAATCCTAGCGTGTACCAAGGGTTTACAATTTGTCCTGATGCATTTGTTTCGTTTAACCATATTTCCACAGGATTGTAACCGTATGGTCTTTCATGTGTACGATATATTGCACCGGCTGATAGACTAAACTTTTTACCAATAGGTAGCTTAGCTCTAACCTCTGCTGATTTATATTTAAAATCAACCTTACCTTGCGCTCTACTTTCTAATTTAACCATGTGATTTTTACCACTATGTTTAATAAAGTATCTATGGTTTTTAAATACTTCATCTCTAGATCTTTCTTTCTCAGTATGAAATACATATTCTAAACCTTTTACAGGTGAATTAGTAGCAGATAAACCCACGTTACTTTCTGTTCCATCATAGTATTGTTTACCTTTTACTTCATAATCAAACCTAGCTAATTTACGTATACCAAATCCGTATCTATAATCGTAATCATAATAGTCGGTACCATCAACAACTACAGGTGCAGAGTATAAATTACCATTAGGATTAGTTCTTACAAAATAATCTTTTGGTTCTTCTTTAGGATTATCTATATCACCCGCTACATATATAGTTCCATATTTAAATAACTCGTCATAAACGGATTTAAATAAATTATTTTTTTCTTGAGCATTAGCAGAGACTGCAAATACCACCACAAAGAGGACAATTTTCCATAGTTTCATTTTTTATTTGTATTTTTTAAACATTAATTTATATAAAAGCTTATTCCAAGCCGCTTGTATTTTATCTATTAATTTTTTCATAATTATGGTTTTTTATAGTATTGTATAATTCCGTCGTATCTTTCTATTGCCATATAATCTTCACCTTCTTTTAATCCTTTTGGTATACCATTTTGCCAAGAATTTTTACCTGTAAATGGAACTCTTTTAGTAAATCCTTTTGATTTAGCGTATTCTACTTGAGCTTTAAATCTTTTCTTTAATCTTTCTTCTTCTTCTGCTTCTATTTTTATTGTACTTTCTCTACCCCAATAAGGTAAACCAAAGTTCCAACCGTTCCACCCTAGCAATAAAGCTACTCTTTCAAATGTTCTTACATTTTCATCAGTCGCTTGTCTAATATTATTTATTTTTCTAAATAATCTATCAATAGGTATATTTGTTGCTCCAGATATAATTGAAGATATAGCTATGTAAGCTGGATTATCTAAGCTAAAACCTCGTTTTTTTATTTCTGCCATATTCCAACTAAATGTTCTAAGACCAGTTCTTATATTACGAACTTTTTGATCTATGACTGGTGATATATCAAATAAATTAAATAGAGCTTCTTCATATTCAGGTGTTTTCTTACCAGCTTGATAATCTAATTCTCTTATTACGTTTTTAACTGTAGATATTATTGCTCCACCAAAACCAAGACCAAACAATATAGAATCAACCATACCATTTATAGTATCAGCTGTTTTATCTCTTTCTTTTTCTTCTTCATCTTCAAAAGCTACAGCAAATAACGCTTGTTGTAAAGAATTAAATATTAGATTTTGTATACCAACATAGTATATAACACCTGATAAGTTACTTAAATCACTTTCACGCTGTGTCATACCCGGTCTTCTTCTTCTGTTAACTAAATCAAGTAACATTTTCTTAGCCTTCCTGTTGTATTGCATTGTAACATTTTGATAAGAAAGTATTACACGACCAAAGAAACTAGCTTGCTGAGAAGATATTTTACTAGGATTACTAGACTGTTGTGTTTCTTCTGCTATAGCATAGAAATCATCAAACGCTTTTTGCTCAGCTTCTGCTTTAGTATATTTTTTACCAGTCTTTTCGTTTATTCTATTTAATAAAGATTTTTGTCTATTTATATAGAAAGTAGCACCACCTGTAGCAATTGCTAAACTATCAAATATTCTTGTAAGTACAAAACCTTTATCAAGTAGATACGCTAACATACCTTTAAATCCACCTTTTTGCGCGGCAGCAGCAAGTTCAGCTTCATTAACATTTATCTTTAATCCATCACGTCTGTTTGTAAGATAATCAGAGTTCATTAACTTTATGACTGTTGGAACATAATCTTTACTCATAAACGCTTTAGCAGCTGCATATATATTATTATCACCCCAATTTATAAAGTTTACATTAGATAACATCTGTAACGTACCAGATCTCATGTTAAGGAACATCGCTACACCAACAGAACCGTTTAACCAGTCCATCATTTCATTAATACCTCTGCTAAAACTTCCTTGATATGTAGGTCTATTAGTACCTGTTCTCATACGTTTTAAAGAATCAAGCAATGCTTCTACATATTTAGAACCAAAAGCAGCTTCAAGTTTGTTTAAATTCTTTTTAGAAAATATTATATCAACATTGCTTTGCCACTCAGTTAATAATTCTTTTCTAAATCCTTTATCTAAACTACCTAGTATATCTGATTTAATATCACCAGCTAACCAATAAGCTCCTGGAGCAGGATATTCTCCTTCTTTTTGTATTTCTTGTATTTTATCAGCAAACTGTTTTAGTTCAAAATCAGTGCTGACAGCTTCTACCAACGCATTAATATCTGCTTCAGACATACCTGGTATTTCCATACCTTGCTTATTCCACAAATAAACTCTTACAGCTTGAGATTTATTAAAAGGACCCACACCTATATCTTGGGTTAATGGATTTGTGAACATACCTTTTAAACCTTTTTTGTTTCTTAAAGTAGGAAAAGCTTGTTTTAATGTATTAAAATCTTTTGCTACATTAATTTTAGCAGATATTAAAGCTTGTTCTGCTTTATTATAAGGTTCTATTAAATTATCTCTAATCCATTTTTGTTGTCTTGTACCAGTTTCACCTTTACCAACTATATACTGTACTAATCCTAAAAAATCATCAGCTGATGCAGTTATAGTAAGTTGTTTCATCAATCGTTTAAAAAATCCTCTATCTTTTTTCTTACCTTCAAGCTTAGCTCTAACATCAGATATTTCTTCATCAGCTTTAATACCAGTTTTATCTTCTAGTATATCGTTCATTTCTTTATCAAGTCTAGTTGCTTTATCTGTAATTGCTTGTTGAACTCTAGATTTAACATCTAATTGATCTAATATATCTTTTACTTGTTGTACGTTTAAAGCTGAATCATCTGCAAAATAAAAATCATTATATCCTTCTGCTGCTTTACTTATGAACCAATCAGCTTTTGCTTGTGGTGATCCATCTTCTAATGTTATAATATTTTCAATAGGTATATTTAAACCTATATTATCTAAAAATATTTTAATAGCTCCTTGCGCTGCATTAGGTCTAGCTGTAACAACAAATATATCTTTTGGTCCATACTTACCTTGACGTCTTAAAGCTGTACCAGCTAAAGGACCTTTTGACGTAGATAAATCTACATTATCAAAGTTACTATAATCAAACTCTGCTCCTTGTTCTAGTAAGCCTTCATACTGTACAGCAAACTCACCTGCTGTTAATTCACCTTTTTTACCATCAGGCATTGTATATAATACCTTTTCTTTTGTCAATGCTAGTGTATCATCTAAATCAAAAGCACTTAAACCTTTACGATCTTTAAATGGATTTAATGCTTTTACTCTAGCTTTCAATGATTGTAAAAAAGTTTGTTTAACCTTTTTAGTAGTATCTTTCTTGTTAATAATTTGAGGAGCTAAATCAGCATTGTCTTCGGTAGTTTGTTTTTGTTCATTAACTAGAGTTTCAGGACCTCTTTCAATCATAACTAAATTTTTCTGATTGATCGCACCGTCGTATCTACTAAGATTTTCACCTTTTGTTTTTCTACCTAATCCACCTTTTTCTTTAGTGTCATTTAATTTTTTAGCTTCTTGTTTACCTATAATATCTACGTAACTTTCATTTAGTATATCTCTAACCTGTTGTTTAATACTCTCAACATTTTGATTAGTCTTCAATACTCCTCTAATCTTATCACGTAATACAGATATAGGTGGTGTATGCTCAAATTCTACAGATTTTTTACCATCTAATGTTTTTACATTATCTTGTATTGATCTTATTTTACCCGCCATACGTAAAGCAGAATCACTAGCATAACCCATTGTATCTAATAATTGTACAGCTACATCAACCTTACCTGCTTCAACTAAATCACCTATAGTATCTACTATAAAGTTTATCGCATCGTCAGAGTTTTGATCAGCTTTAGCTATATTATTTCTAATATATTCTAACGCACCTTTAAAACCTTTTTTAGTATAAGCTTTCTGTATATTAGTAGGAGCATTAGATGGTCTTAAAGGTCCAGCATCTACAACTTTTTTACCGTCTAATAAAATAGATTTATTTTCACCATCAGAGAGAGTAAATCCTAATTTACCTAAATCAACACCAAACTCTTTTTGCCAGTAGTTAAACGCAACTTCTGCGTTATCACCTTGCCAAAGCTTATGTGCTTTAGAATTTTTTTGAAAAGAAGTATTTACAAATTGGAAAAAGTTTTTCAAAGCTTTTATTTTATTAGCTTTATTTTTTCCTTTTAATATCTTTTTTATATCTTCAATTTCGCTTTCAGCTACATTTTTATATTTATCTAAAGCAACTTCTGCTAATGCCGTTTCAACTATTTGCTGTAATTTTTCATAGTTATCAAGATCTGCCTCTGTAATAGAACCTATCTGATCGTCTATAATTTGTTTTTGTTTTTTAGTTACAGCAGTATAATCTTTTATTTGTTTAACTACTCTTTTAAGAGCTTGAACAAATTTTAAACCTTGTTGTAAGCCAGCTTTAATACCTCTCAAAATAAACGCCACAGCATTACCTCCACCTGGAATTATTTCCATACGCAGTTCACCTGGCTTAGCTTCAAATATTTTAATTCCTTTATCAAGAAGTTTTATTATTTGATCCATTGTTTTAGGAGATACAGTTATATCTTTAGTTGTATCTTCTAGTGTTCGCTGATCAAGTTTACCCTCTATTTCATTTAAAAAGTCTAAAGCATTTTGTTTATCACCTAGAGCTGTTTGAAGCTTTTTCATAAAGTCTTTATCTTGCTTTAACTTATTAATAGAATTTAAAGCAAACTCTTGTGATAATCTTTTTAATAAACCTTCTCTAGTAGTTGTACTTTTCTTAAAATAATCTCTTACCTGTTGAACTTGATCATCAGTAATATCCGATGGTATTGCAAAAACACTCGGTCTTGAATATTTTTTCTTACCGTCTTTATCTGTTTTAACAACTTGAGTTTTACCTATCTTTTTTAAACCTAATATTCTTTGTAAATCTTTAGACTGTTTTAAATAAGCAGATGGTAATGCAGCTATAAAATCTCTATCAACTGTATTATCTATAAAGTCTTTAAATCCTTTATTAAGTGTGCCTACTTTATCGCCTATAATCTTAAATAAACCTCTACCACCTCTAGCAGTACTTTGTCCAAATGCTCTAGCTAACGCGCCTGCTATACCTTCAGGGCTTTCGCCTTTATTAGCTTCTCTTAATATTTCTTGACTAGTTTGTCTATCTATTTCACTAGCAGCTTCTTCACCTACAGCTTCAGTAACCTTAGTATTGTCAGTCATATATTTCTTTTCACGCTTACCAACTTCTTGTAATTGATCAGCGTCAAAATCTGTTTGCTCAGTGGTATCACCTATTTGCGGAGCTTTTTCATCAGACATGCTAATAGTATCACCTTGTTGTCTAATATTTCTAGTAGCTACAGCGTTAGCTCGTAAATTAAATAAGTTACTTGTTTGTTTACCTATGCCTAAATTATTAGGATCTTTAGCTTGACTATAACTATCAAATACTTTTACAAACTCATTTTTTAATTCTTGTCTAAACTGTTGCGGTGTTGCTAAACTACTTTTTTGATATAATCTTTGAAAAGCATTTTCTATTATACCTGCACCAGCGTCTGTAATCTGATCAAAACCTTGTTGAGTACTACTATCTAATTCACCTGCTTCTTGCTTAACTCTTAATCTTTGCAGCTTGCTATAATCATCATTTTGTTTTTTATCTAACTCATAATCAGCTACTAATTCTTCTGCTGACATATCCTCTTGCTTTTTACCAAAAGCTGAAAAAGGATTTATAACTGGTACACCTGAAAATAAACGACCACTATTATCTCTACGTTTTCTTTCAGCTTCTATTCTTTTAGCTTGTCTTTGAGCATTTCTATCAGCCATTATTATCTCTGTAGCTCTAGCTTCAAGTGTTCTTTTTTCTTGCTTTAAAGCGTTTTGCAATGGTGTATTATCACTAGCCATTTCAATTTCTTGATCTAGTTGACCTATATCCATTTGTAAGTTCATTAAATCAAACTTATCTTGTCTAGTCATAGTATTGCTACTAACACCTGGTTTATCTCCAAATAAATTCAATGCTTTAGCAGAGTTAACAACATTAGATAATGTCATCATCTGCTGTCTATGTTTGTCAGCAGTTATAGCGCCTGATGCCAACGCTTCATCAAGTTCTAGTTTTGATTTCTCAAAATATTCATTAGCTATTTTTGCTTTTAAAGCATACTTACTATTAGAAGAATAATTTAAAGCAATTTTAGAAGAAGCTTCTCTAAGAGATACTCTGCTTTGAGTAAGTATATCACCGCTAAAAGGTATAGCAAAACCAGATATAGCACCACCAATACCTGATTGTAATGCTTGATCATATTTTACGTAAGCTCCAACACCTTCACCTGTTTGAATACCAGTAGCCATCATACCTAAAACCTCTTGCATATATTCAGTTCCGAACTCTGACACAGCATTTCCACCGCGATCTAAAGCATAAGCATATAATCCTCTACCTATATCGTCCCAAGTTGCCTGCCATATATTAGCAGCTGTAAGACCTTTCATAGGGCTATTGCTTAGAACAGTTTGTAATCCTGCTGCTTTTTGAAAACTACCTACCAATTGTTCAGCACCAAATTTTTCTAACGCTGTTTGAGCTGCAGCTATAGCAGCTGATGTAGCTATATTAGCACCTTCACCTGATATATAAGCTTGAACCATGTTGTCTTTAAACTCATTTTCTACTAGAGTAGTTATTTCTTGTTCGTTTAAATCTGGATTTTCTTCTTGTATTCTAGCTCTTATGCTATCTCTACCTTTTCCATTTAAAGTTATATACTCTTCTAGTGCTGAGTTATAATTATCACCATACATTTGTAATCCCATAGCTACTGTACCTGCATAACCTAACACTGTAGCGACTGGTGCAAGAGATGTACCTGCGGTATATGGAGCTAGTATTGACCCTGCAGCTGCCATACCAATGTGTGGTAATGTTTGACCAACTGTTTGAAAAATATCTTTTACACTTATACCATCACTATAGTCAGCACCACCGTAAGCTTCTAGTCTTTTAGAAGATCTAGCCATTTCAGTCATTTGCTTTTCAATAGAGTCAATCCAATATGTTTTCTTTTCTTTTAAATTTTCTAATTGAGATCTAGCATCAGAACCGCCAGATACTGCTTCACTAGAAAAACCAAGTTGAGTTTCAAAATAATTTAATTCATCAGGCTTCCACTCTTGTGATCCTTCGTCCCAATAAACATTTTCTGTAGGTTCAATAGCTCCTGATTTAATTTTTTCTTCAAGATCTTTTATTTTTTTATCTCTATTACGAACCATAAAACCACTAAAACTAGCAACTGCTTGATCGCCAATCGCTGAAGTTACACCTTCAATTCCACCACCAATAGCATTAAGAGTTTCAGCTGTCCACTCTAAAGGATTATACCAATCAAAATCTTTTCTATCATATATTCTGTCCATGAATCTAGTAAAACCACTTTGCTGTCTAGTAAAATCAATATTATATTCTTTACCTATTTCACCAAAAGCCATACCTATTTCTGTAGCTCGCTTTTTATATTCAGGATCCATAACAAGTTTGCCTATTACCAACTCGTTTTGTTTATTTTCTAAGTCTATATTTAACTTAATAATTTCATCTTGTGATGTAGCTTGGCTTATTAAACCTTGATATTCTTTTTGTAAAGCATCTAGCTCAGGTTTTGCTTTATCAACTAGATCACTCATTATATATCTTATTTGAGGATCTTGACCTATAGCATCCATATAAGCATTATCTATAACTGCTTGAACTTTAGCTTCTTCTTGAGCTACTTTAATATCATCTGCCGCTAAATCTTCTTCACTACCAGTTATAGTGCTAACTGTTCTTACATTTCTAATTAACTCTTGTAATTTACCTTCATAAGGTTTTAAATATTGTTTGTATTGAGCAATGGCAGCAGGATTAAAATCTACAGCTAATCTTTGACCTTGTACAAACTCCACTTCTTCATCAGTAGGTCTATATCCTTCTTGATCAAAAACTATTCTTACATATTCATCGTCCATCCAATTATCTCTAACAAAACCTTTTTCTTCCATTACAGTGTCATAGTCTTGAGATACTTTGGCTCTAGCATCTTTAAATAAATCACTAGTATCACCATTAAAAACACCATATCTTCCCGTTTGCAAGCCTTCTTTAAAATCTTGAGCATCAAAATTATATTTTTCAGCTAACTCATTAATTTTATCTAAGTTTTCATTAAATATTGCCTCTGCATTTACACCTCTATCTGAGTCAATTAAACTAGTTTTACTTTTAAATTGATCAACTAAATTATCTAATTCATGCATGTCTTTATTTATAGCATGCATTTCTTTAAACATATCTATATCAGCTTGCGAATAGTTGTTTGCTCTCAATTCCTCATCAGTAAAAACATCTTCAAAGTCTTTAAATGTTCCATCTTCATTTAATAATTTTTGAGATTTATTACCAAACAAATCTCTACCTTCACCATCACTACCTATTTGAAAGGTTGCACCAACTAAATTATCATAAGCATCAAAAGCATCTTGTACTTCTATTTGTTTATATAGTTTAAACTCACTAGGTATTTCAGCTTCATTTTGATCTATTTGCTCTTGTAATTGGTTGTATTCTTCACTATCTTTTTCTAATAACTTTTGTTGTTCTTTTAATTTTTTTATTTCTTTAAAATAGTCAGCTCTTCGTTTATTATATAAATCAGGATCGTGTTCAAGTATGTCTCTTTCTTTTTGCTGATCAATTCTGGTCATCATTTTTTCAACCACAAATAATCCAGGTAAATCTCTTAATCTAACATGTCCACCAAGAAATTTATCTAAAGCATTATACGCACCAGTAAGCTCTGCTTCAATAGTATCACCAACACCACCGCCTTTATCTTGTTTACCTCCTTTTATTACATAATCAAAATTATTATCATTAAGATATTTTTCCATATCTTCTATAGATACATTATTTTCTTTTATATAATTTTCAGCTCGTGTGTCTTTAGAAGTTTTATTGCTAACCCAACTTCCTAATTCTTCTCCTTTATGTTTTACATAACCTTTTCTAACTCTATCTTCATATATCTTTCTCGCTGCTTCTTCATCAGCCTTTATTTGTTTTTGTTTATCTTCATTTGTTTTTAACTTATTTTTATAATCAGCAATTTGTTCTTCTATTTCTTCCTTGGTCATATAACCAGGATTTTCTTTTCTAAACTTTTCTAAATCATTATCTCTAACTCTTATAGATTTACCTTCTTGATTAAAAAATCTAGTAACTTTTTGACCCTGCGCTTGATTACCTGTATTAACAGTATCAATTTGATTAGCTTCTTGTTTTACTGCGTCTGGATATTCTTGTAAAAATTCTTCAAGTTTATCATCAGGAACACGAAATGTTTTACCTGTTGGTAGAACGTATCTAGTCATATTAAATTATTTTATCTTGACGATCCTTCATAGAGTTCATCATTTTCTAGTATCATATCAGTACCTGCTTTAGCTTCAATGAAACCTCTTCTACGAACTTCATTAGTACGTCTATATTGTTGAAAGCTAGATGAATTCATTGTTGCGGCTACATCATCAACCATGTATTGTTTGTAATATTTAGCAAAAACATCTTTCATTTGATCAGTTATTTCTCCATATTTCCAAGCAACTCTCATATCTTCAGGTGTATCAAAACCCATTTCTTTAGCTATTTCATTTTCGTCCCAACTATACGAGTGACCAGATAATACCATATTCCACAAAGCAGTCATTTGACCACTGTTTTCTGGTTTTAAATATTCTTTAATTTTTCTTTCTATCTGCGTGTTAAAAGCAGGGTCATTTGCAATTGCATCTTTATCTACAACAGCTTCATACATTTGTATTTCTTCGCCTTTTGGACCATATTCAGTGTATGCTCTATATCCTTTTGTAAATCTTTGAATATCAAAGTCACCAGTTCCAGGAACTAAATTACCATTATCATCAAACTTAATACCTTGAAACAATTGTGTATCAGCTAAAACTTCATTTACATCACTACTCATTTGAGGTGTATCAACAAATAAACTACCACCATTTCTAGTTGCAGATTCTAATCCTCCACTATTTATTACAAATTCTGTAGCTCCGTCATCAAACTTCATAGCCTCGATTTGATTATTTATTTGTTCTTCTGTCATATCAGAATCTTTAAAACTTTCTCTAGCTTTAGCTTCATCAAATTTAAAAACCCAATTTACACTCTTACCATCTTCACTAGTTTCTAATTCGTAAGAATAACCGCTGTTTGGATCAGTACCAGTAGCTCCTTTTAATATGTTTGCAGCTAAAAAATAATTACCAGGTTGATTAGGATCAATATTTTTTATATCACTATAATCTAATTGATCTAACATGTTTTCTGTTAATGTTTTAACTTGACCAGGTAAAGCTTGTAGTCTAGCTAGTTCAGCCATATCTGCTTCACAAGTACCATCTATTTCACACTGGGGACTAGGACCTTGTGTACGTATTGTAAGTTCACCTACTTTTTTACCAGTACCTTCAAAATATTTTTGTATAGCTCCTTTTTCAAACTCACCACCCGTAGAGTTTTGAACTACATCGTTTAAATATTTTTGCGTTGCACCTCTACCTAAAGCTAATCTTGATTCATTGATCTTTCTTTGTCTCTCATCTTCAGCTTTCTTTTCTTTAGCTGCTAATGCTTTTTTATCGGCAATAGTTTTAACCGCTCCACTTACAGTTTGTTGAAGTCTATCAAAAGCCGGTTGGCTAGAAATATATGTGTATTTTGGACTTGTATATGACATAATTTATGGTGTTTTTGGAGTATATGATTTTGCTAAAGTGTCAGTAATACCGCCTAGCATACCTGTAAATGCAGATGTTTGATCAGCTTGCGCTTGAGCGGCCATCATTCTAGCATTATCAAGTTCAGCAGCTGTTCTATCGATTTTTTGTTGTTCTCTGTTTTCTTTTTGCTGGAATACAAACTGCTTACCAGAGACTTCAGCTTGTTGTACTTTTTCTGCTTGTTGTAATTGTATACCCTCGATTCTAGCTTTTTCAGCCATTTGTCTTTGTTCTAAAGCTTCTTCACCTTGTGCTCTTAGTTTTTCATTTGCAGCTTCTTGTGATTCAATACTAGCAGCAACTTCTTTTTTACTTTGTAAAGCAGCTTGCGCTAAAGCAGTAGCACCACCAGCTCCACTACCAGTTTGCATTAATGTGTCTAATGTATTAGCTAAACTAATATCAGCTTGTTCTATTTTCATCTCAGCAGCTTGAGTAGCAACAGATAAGTTATTATAAGCATTTGTCATTTGAGATGATCTATCAGTAACCATACCAGATAAATCTGATATTCCTTCGTAAGGATTAATAATAGCTTGACGATTGTTTTCTAAAAACTCTAGTTTTCCTTTTAATCTTCTTGCTTCGGCCTGAGCTCTTCTTTTAGCTCGCTTTGCTGCGCTACCACCTAAAATACCGGAAAGAACACTTCCTCCAATACCTATAGCAGCTGAAACTGGATCTATTGGCATAATTATTTCATTATAAATTCTGAGCTGACCGCAAATAAAGCTTTTGGTCCGCCGTTATTAGTTGTATTATCTGTTTTCATTGTTACTGTAGCAAAATATCCTTTAACACCCATTGTTTGATTACCCCAAAGAACTTCGCCATACATAGGGTCTTGAGTATTATTAGGAACTACAGCGTAATATTTATTTTGTTTTCTATAGAAACCTGCTCTATATTGTACATTGTCTTCTGTATAAGCACCTTCATCATAACTATATATTCTATTGTAACTTATACCACTTGCTGCACCAGTAGATAATCTTACATCACCAGTTGATTGATCAAAGTTACTCAACCAGTTACCAGGTGGTGTTACTGAAGCATCTTGACCTGTGCTATCTGATTTAAAATCACTAACTTCCCAACCATTACTACCTTCATAATTAATTGTTTTAAACGTTTTTATAAAGTTTGGTTCAGGATTAAATACAAACTGTATCGATGATGGAGTTTTAGTTCCATAAAAATTATTTCTGTCTGTATTAGAATAGTGTTTAAACAAATAAGATGTTGTGCCTGTTGCTTTTGTAGTATAATAATCACCTCTTACACTAAACGCGTCATCTGGTTGATAAGTATAAAAACTAACCCACCCTGCATTTAACTCGTCCCATGTTAATGTTTTAAATGTGCCGTCTGCATATCTACCTGTTGGTTGTAAAGACAATACATAGTTTTTATTATAGACATCATAAGATCCTAATATAGCTCCATCTTCACCAATAGCAGATAATTGATCTCTAAAAAAGTCAGTCATACCTGCTTGAGATATTTCTTGTATACTAGTACCTTCCATTTTAAGAACAGCATTTCTGTCTTTATCTACAAAATATTTAGTATAACCATATGTTGCAAATGATTCTGGATTAGTACCAATACCCCAGTTGCCTGGTATAGGAGTAATAGAACCTATAACCTGATTAGCAGTTGTTAATGTTCCACCGCCTTCAGCACTATATATAGCATCTTTATCTATTAAAGCTACATTACATTTTCTTTCTTGAAATACAGTTAAGTTTGTATCTTCTGCAAAAAGCTTTTGTATTGATCCACCAACTGGATCTACGCTTTTAGTAATTTCTTCTGCAACACTAAATTGATTAGTGTTATTAATACCTGTTCTAGAGTTATAAATACCTGAATATATTAAAGAGTTACTTCTTCTTTGCTGAGCATCGTTTTCTTCTACAATATAAGCTTTAACACCTATATCAGTGCTAGTATTATTATAGCCGCCTCGTATTCTAGACTCTTCAATACACCAATCATATGTAGGATTAGATACAACAGCGCTCGCATCCCAACTAGTTGATCTTGTTCCTTGATTATCAGCATAAGGTATTTGATCAGTAGCTCCAGTACCATCACTTGCATAAACTCTTTTTAAAACAAAGGAATTAAAGAAGTTAACATCTATTGTTATAGCCATTTAATATATTATTACTTGTTTTTTTAATAAATTACTCATCACAAGGTCCAGAAGTAGTTATACCATAAGCACCATCTTCAAATTCTACTTCAAATTTAGCATGCTGACATTGATCGCCTGTTAGTGCGCCTGTTACAACTCTATACTCGCCTAATTGATCAAACTTATAATTTTTACTTACATTACCAGCAGCAGCCGTACTTTTTGTTAATTGAACAGTTGTTGTAGTAGAAGTCCAACTATCTAGTCCAGCTCCTGATAAACTATTAATGGATGACCAACTTTGACCACTATTTGCTCTATATTGTATTGCAAATAAAACACTAATATCACCAGCAGCAGTTGTAGTATTAAATAACTTTGGAGTTAGTTTTATTGTACCTTGAAATAATTTAGCAGTAGCACCTGATGGACAAGCTCCGCCACCTTGCCCGCTATCATTGTATAATTTTTTAATATTAAATAAAGTACTAGCAGCGCTTCCAAAAGGACTTCCCGATCCATCTGCTTGATAATTATCAGCAACATCACCCCATATATATTCTGCAGTATTATTACATCCTGCAATATCATAATTTACACCTCCAATTTGCCCACTACCAATTGCTTTAGGAGCAAAAGCTGTACCTGCTGTCCATGTAATAGTTCTATCTATATCTAGTTTACCAGGTGAAGCATTATTTGCATCCGCTAAGTTTATAACTAAACCATATGCCTGTTCATTACTCATTGTTATATTGCTAGTAACAAGACCTGAGTTACTAATACTGAAATCACTAACTGAACCCGGTGTATTTGGTGAAAGACTTTTAATGCTCCAAACTAACTCTTGACTTCTATTAGCGGCAACGCTTACAGGACTACCGTTAGTACCATACAATTGTACTATATTTGTATCGTTAACAGCTGGATTAGGACTAACTACATAAGCTGGATTTGCTGGAATTATATTAGCAGGATCAGTTACATCAGCATCATCATACATTACAGGATCAACATTTGTTAAAGATAATGTAAACGCGTCGCTTAATGTGTCTACACCTGTAGAACCAGTCGTTGTTATTTGAAAACTAAAAATATAAACATCTTTTGAAGGATTAGCATTTGAATCTTCACTATAATAAAAAGTATCAGCTGTTCTTATTTGATACTCATTATTAGTTTTTTGTACTATTGTAAATAAACCTGGTAAATTATTTTGATTTAAATCGTTTTGTCTATATACTTTAGAAATAGTAGGAGCAACTGTTACATTTGCATAAGGTATATCAGCACCTGATCCATCTACAAATTTAAACGCTACACCAACATCTGTACCACTAGCCGTGCTTTCAGAAAAAGTTCCTGAAGTAGCATTAATTCTAACAGCTCCGTTATAATTAGTATTAATCATACCGTTTAATATCTCTAATTTACCAGTCATAGCTGTTTCATAATATAAATCTAATACAGAAAATACAGGTTTAGTTTCTGCCACAGATAATATTGGCTCCATGTTTCTTTGATCTTGTAATGGAGTTCCTGGTGTTGCAGCAACAGAACTATTCCAATTTGTATCATGTGGTATACCATATGCAGTAGGTCCACCAGCTCCTTCTCCTTTTCCACAAACAATAGCTCCAATAGGGTTACCATGATTACCAACTTGACCAACTTTTATTATAAAAGGATTTTGTTCTGAACCATAAAATGATTGAACATCACCTACATCTCCATAAGGTATTCTACCAGCGTTTATATTAGCTACAGTAGAAGCATTAGATCCATCTGGGTTGTATTGAGTTATTCCTCCGTAATCACCTTTGTTTCCAGTGGCTCCTATTATTATTCCATTAAAAGTATAAGATGTTCTAAATTCTGCAAAAGGTATAGCTGCTAATTCTGTTTCTTTAGCTGTACCTATATTTAAAACATTTTGTTCTAGTTTACCTGGATAATATTGTAAGTTTCTAACTTGCTCATCTTTAGTAGCATTAGGATTATTAACTCTTATATATAGTATTTCATCACTATTATATTCTCTATCAGTTGGTCCTACTTCATTTAAATTTCTTGGTATTTTATTTATATTGTCACTTAACAATGTGCAGAAAAATATTTTATTTCTTTGTGTTTCAATAGGTGAAAAAGTTGGAGTACCTGTTGTTTGACCGTCCCATACTTGATTTTGTATAGGTAACCCATTTACAAATCCAGGTAAATAAACATTGTAATATTCTTGTTCTTGTTGTTTAACTACAACTTTATAGCTATAAAAACCAAGTGGATTAGCTATGCCTGTGTTTACTGTAAATGTTCCAGATCCACCACCGCCAACAACTATTAATTCTTGATCTTGCGTGTAACCACTACCGCTTTCAATAATAGCTAAACCTGTTATTGCTCCAGCATTTACACTTGTTACTCTAACTGTACAACCTGAACCAGCTGCGCCTCCTTGCGTAGAAGTAGCATATGTTTTATCAGCTTCATAATCAGTATCACCATCTGTTATAGCTTTTACACTAGCTACATGACCATCTTCTTTATATATACCAGGTTGACCTGATTGAAAATTTATATCTTCTGCTATTGCATTATCTATAGTTAAAGTTAAATTTTGTCCTAACCAGTCTATTACAGGAGCTGTTGTAGCTTCACTAGAGCTTCTATATGGAACATAAACACTAGAACCCCTTTGACTATTGTCACTATCAAAAGAAGATAATATAACATCTGACTGTCTACCATAATAATCTGCTAATACAAAACCAACTTGATATGTTCTGTTTGATTTAACAGTTTGATGAGGATATATTGCAGCAAAATTAGAAGACTCTAGATCAGAATTTGTAAACCCTACACTATAATCTATAGCACTTGGAGGAGTCATTTTTTCTACAAAATTACCATATATAACTCTATTACTAGAAACTTCTTGAGCTAATGCTCTAATTGGAACTTTATCGTAAACTCTAGTTGTTTGATTCTGTGGTAATGTTTTATATGGTTTATTTGATTTATAATTATAGTTATAATATTGTTGTGTAATAAATCCGTTTATATCATCATCGTATTGTATTGATTCTAAAGTTAAACCAGCAGTAGTTAAATCAACAGTATCTAAAACTTTTACAGCTAATGCATCAGACTCTTTATATAATACTTCAATTTTTTGAATTTTATATTTACTTATTAAATTACTTATTGTATCAGGAACAGGTATTTTTACATCTACAGAATCCATGTCGTTTTCAAACCACTCTACAATAGTGCTTGTATATGCATCTGTTTCGTCTTGATAATAATTATTTATATCATTTACTTTAGTATCAATTTGTCCTAATCCAAATTGTCCTTGTTGTTTTGGAACAAACATTATATTACTAAAAGGTGCCATTAGTGAGTATTCGTTATCATCAAATTTAAATCTATAACTAAATCTTACAAATTTATCTTCTAATAATTTTGAATCACCTAAGAAATTAGGATCGTAATTTTCATTATTACCAATAGCTATTTGATTAGTATTAACAATACCAGTTAAATTACCACCAGCTGTCATATCTTTATCAATTGTTACTTGCCATATACCAGTATCATTAGCAGCGACACTTGTTATATTTACTGATGCAACTCTAATAGGATAACGATAAGCAGCGTTTGTATGGTTTAAATTAGGTATTGAATCTGGAACTGTTAAATTTGTTATAATATCACCAACTCTAGGAACACCACCTAAAACAACAGCGGGTCCAGTATTAGATTTATTTATACTAAACTGAGTAGTACTACCAACAAAGTTTACTGTTTGTATAGAATAATTAGAAACATATTGATCGCTATTATTTTCCATTGTAGTTCTTATAAACGCAACTTGTTTATTACCTGCTAATGCACCTGGTGTAATAGCTGGATTTACTCTAAACAATGTATTAGTTCCTGGATTTACAACTTCTACAACTCTTACAGGAGGCAAAGTATTGGTTATTATAGAATTACTAATATCTGTTTGATCTGCATCTGTAACAATATCACCAACTTTAATATTTGCATTACCAGCAGTCAAAGCTATTTGAGTAGTAGTATTATTAGAACCAGACGTTGTTCCTATTGTTTTATGTATTGGAACAACAGGTAAACATGGATAGTATTTTGCCACAGATATTTGTAGCTCTTCTGTATATGCCGTAGGATTATTTCTTGCGGTAGTTACATTTATTTTTCTTGGTTGATTCAAATTGTCAGTCCAAAAAAGTAAATCTTCTAATAAATTAACACCATATATAGGAAATTTTTTATTAAAATTTAACCAATAACCTGAAACTAAAGTGACAGGGTTTCCAGGTGCACTTAAATTAAACTCTATTATTCTCATTCTTTCTGATGATGTAGCTCTAACACTAGCATCTTCATTAGAAAAAGTTGTAGCAAATAAATAAACTCTATTATTAGTTTCATCTACAAAGTGACCAATAACACTTTCTTGATGAGTACTAGATATAGTACCAACATTTGTGTTACCTAATATATTTTCAAACTCACCAACAGTACTACCTTCAGATCTACTAATCAATAAGTTGATAGCTTCTCTATATTCACCTTGTGGTAAAATACGAGAGTCAAGATCTTGATTCATTCTACCTTTTAAAAAGGTATTTTTTATTTCTGGCATATTTTAGTGTTTAATCCATTTAGATTTATTACGCATTACTTGTACTATTTCATCTAACTTAATATTAGATAATCTTATTTTTGCATTACGTAATGCTGCATATCTTTGTCTTTTATATTGTGGTGCTATTGCTGCAGTATCTCTTCTAGTTGACATTATACTATATAACAAATGTTGATACATTGCTTCTTCTGCTAATTTAGGAACTTTAGTATCTAAATCATAAGCTAAACCATCTGATATATATTCTAATAATATTAATTTGCTTTTTAAATCACTAGAAAAATTAAATGTACCTCTTTTTTCATCAATATTAAACCAACCGTTAATTTGCATGTTAACAGGTTCGCCACCATATCTTTGCCCGTAATAAAAATAAGGACCAGCAGCTTCACCATAAAAATCATACATCCAAAGCAAAGCATTATCACTGTCTGTAGGATAAAAACCAGTTATATTATTAGGATTAGATTCCTGCCATCTTCTATTTATTTCTGACTGTCCTTCAATATTATCACTAAAATTATCTTGAATTATTTGACCGTCTTTTGCTTGTATAGGTGATTCCCATGGACTACTAGTTAACTGTGTAGGATAAATAGTGTGTTTAACACCGTTTCCGTCTGCCCAAGATAATTTAACATAATTAACATAATCTTGCGGTATTGTTAATGAAAGGCTATCTGGTATTGTTAATTCCTGAGATTTTATACTTTTCAACGTATCATAACTAAATTCTTGTAAACCACGTTTAGCATGAAAAATTACATCAGTTCTATTAACTCTTGGTATTAATTTATCTTGACCAACATAACCTACAATAAAATTATTTACTATATCATTTAATTTTATATACTCATAACCACCGTAATTATTTTGTACCGCACCTTCTTTTAATTGTACTTTTACATAAGTACCTATTGATTGTCCTGCTCCTAAGGTTATTCTACTAGTAACTTTAGAACCATCTTGAACATAAGTGAGAGTGTAGGCAGTAACAAATTCTGTCCATTGATCAATACCTGTTGGACTAGTATATATTTGAAAATTGTTTTGAGTATAATCTGGATCAGCTGGCGCATAACTAGTCAAGCTACCTAAAACTAATTTAGTATTAAATGTAAAATCATATATAGTAGTCGCTGCTACTGAAGTATATATAATCTGCGCGCCGGCGTAATATTGTAAATTATTTTCACGGATTAATCCGCCATCTGGTTTAGGCATGTTTTATTGTTTTGAGTTTTGTTGTTCTGCTGCTATTTCTTGAGAAGCTACTTGTATTATTGTAGGATCATTTATTATAACTCCAGCATAAGCTAATATTCTAGTTACAATATTGCTTTGCTCCGATGCTGCTAGTTCAAAATCAATAGATGAACCAGACGCATACTCATATTGACCTAAGTTTCCTACACCATAACCCCAAGTTGGTGGTTGAGGTTTTTTAACATAAGAAAATGTTATATCTCCAGGTGTAATTATACTTGTTGGATATATATAAAACTTATCGTTCTCATATAAAAATATAGGAAAATCTGTTGTTGGTTGAGTTAACGGGGAAAGTAATATTTGTGTTATCTCATTTCGTTGCGCATATTGATTTAATTGCGCGCTTTTATAAAATACTGAACCTACTCTATAAATAGTATCAGTAACTACGTTACCATTATAAGTAGTAGTACCTGGCGCTGGTGTAAAAGGATTTGCACCTGTAGCTGTTCCGGTTCTTTGAAAATACTGTAACTTTTGTTCTAAGTTTTCTATTCTATTAGCGTATTCAGTATCGTTTTGTGGCAGTCTATACTGTTGATTTAAGTCTTCAAAATAACTTTCGAATATATTTAACTGTGCCTGATCTGCAACTTTGTTAAATTCATCAGGTGTCATATATCCTCTTTGCTGTTGGTTAAGTATTAATAAGACTGTTTTATATACAGTATTTACATTTATTGCCATTATAATATTTTTATAAAAAGGCGGGCGAACCCGCCTTAATTATTTATTTAAGCTTTTTAGTAAGAGCTTTATACATCTCTACACCTTCATCTGTTTTAAACCATGCAGCTAATGCTGAATAAGGGTTTTCATCAAAAGGCACACTAAATAACTTTCTTTGAGTTTTACCTGAGCTAAAGCTTCTTTGGTCTTGTGATAAATGTATAAGACCTGCTTCAACTGCTTTAATACCAAAGTTTCTAAGTTGAACATTTTCGTCTTTTGCTAATTCAATAAACAATTGTGGTTGTTCTTTAGCAAATAAAAGTAAATCTCTTCTAAGTTCTTTAGAACTCATTTGATCAACTCTAGAACCTACTTCTGTTCTTAACACTGCTTCTGCTTGTTCAATATCCATATCTCTAGCCATTATTAAAGCATCTATTTCCCACTCAATGGTATCAGTTTCTATAATAGCATCTTCTTGTGGTTTTAATTCTGTATATCTCTTATTTAAATCAGGGTGATATAAAGAAAGTAGCTTTTGTAGAGCTTGTTCTTGTTTAGGAACAACTAGTGATCCATCTCTAAAAACAATATGTTTTAAAGTTACTTCACCTTTTTGTTCGTCTACAAATGGAGAGCTTTGGTTTGTAGCATATCTCAATGCTCTTTGAGTATTTGTTGTTGTATCAAAATATAACAGAGGATATTTTTCTGTATGTCTTGATTTTATTGTATATGTTAAAGGATTTTTATCACCTCTAATCATATACGTTCTATCTTTTATTTCCCACCCTTTTTCTGCAGGGTGTACTTTGTTTTCTTTTGACATGATATAATATAATTAAATAGTTAAAAGGTATTGGGCGCCGAAGCGCCCTAACCTTATATAAAAATTAAGCTGTAAATAATACAAAGTTATTTCTAGCTTGTACACATAGACATCTTTCAGATAAGAAGTTTACTTGCATAGCATCTAACGTAGAATTAGAAGCACCACCAACTGAACCAGTTAGCCATGATTTCATTCTTCTGTCATCAGCTTGAGAAGCTCTATATCTTACATGTAAGAAAGGTCTTCTTATGTTTGTTCCAAGTAACTGATCGTATACTGTAGAAGTACCAGCTGGTACTAATACACCATCAATATTGTCACCATTAACAAAGTTTGAAGAACCACCTCTTAACGAAGCGTCATTTAAGTATTTCCATGAAGTTTTATAAAAGTCATATGAACCTCTTCTAAATCCAGAAAAACCTAAGTTAAGCGCCATATCTTCAGAGTTTTCAAATACACCGTAAGATGTACCACCAGCTCCGTAAGAATTTTGCTGTGCTAACATATTGTCAAACAATAGTTCAGTTCTTCTATCTAAGAATAACATATTTTCTTCAATAGCTCCTTGGCTGTCTAATAATTGTAATACAGAATCAAAGTCTTGTAAAGATCCAGCATAACCAGAAAGTACATTACCGCCATTGTTAATTGCAGCAAATAAACCTTCAGTACCAATAGAACCAGCAGTTGCTTGGTTAGCAAACTGTGTTAACGCAGCATTAATTTCACCTGCGATTGCATTGGTAGAAGCAAGTTCACCTTCAATCATTGCCATTTCTAAATAATCTTCGAATCTTAATCTAGTTTCACCTTCGGCTTTTAAATACCATAGGTAACCAGAGTTACCATCTTCTGTAGCAACCTCAACCCAACCGATTTGAGCTGTATCAGAACCAGATACTGAGTATTGATCTCTAATAATAATTGGCTTGTTACTAAAAGTTGATAATTGTGGCTCAATAGAATTAAAGTTACTAGTAGTACCAGCACCTGTTCCACTTATACCTTTTGCAAATTCAGAACCGTAAACAAATACTTTACATCCTGTTCTTGCTACGTTAATATCGTTAACAGCGGCTCTTGTATAAGGCTGTGCGTCTACGTAAGTAGCTGCAGTAGCATATACAATAGCTTTTACTGTAAATGCTGGATCAGCTGGATCCATAACAACGATAGTATCGTTAACATCGATAACATTTTGTACAGTTGTACCGTTTTGGTTTGCAATAGTAATTCTATGACCAGTTTGTGCACCACCTGTAGCTTGAACAGTACAGTTATCATAAGAGATATGTAATCTGTTTTGCTCAGACCATACAACTTGGTCAGACATCATTGGCATTTCAGCGCCAACCATTCTTAAGAAGCCTCCAATCGTTCTGTTTCCATAACGCTCTACCTCGGCTTCATAAATTTCAGGTAGATATTGTTGCGCAAAGTCATTACCACCACCGCTGTTAAAATTCAAATAGTTTGAATTTAAAGTAACAGGCTGAGCAGTAGGTATTAAACTTCCGAACTGAGGACTTAATACACTCATTTTAAATAGTTTTAATTGTTAAATTTACTTTTTTTAATTCTCAATTTTGAACTATCTACACCAGATATAGCTTTAACTTTTAAACCACCTATGAATACATCTCCTCCGCTAGTTTGTCTAGCTTCATTAGATATATTTTTAGAATTATCTACTACGGTTTTTATACCGTCAGATTTTCCTTGCTCATAGAAATGACTTACAATTTTATCTATATTCTGTGCAGCATACATAGCCTTATGATAACCTTTCGTATCTTTAACATTACCTTCATTGTCTAAGAACCTCTCGACGAAGTTGTTTAAATTTGATTGATTTTCTGCAACATCCTTAGGATTTTTAACACCATATCTAAATTTCTTTTCACCAACTTCGAAATCAAAACCTTTGAAATCATTAGTAAAATATTCTTTAGTGTTGTTAACAAACTCTTCGTGTTGTTGCGTTGCTATTTGTTGTTCTTGATTATAGCGATTAAAAAAGTCCATAGCCTTTTGTTGTTCTTGAGTTACTCCAGGTCTTAATTTTATTTCATCATAATACCTTTTCTTCAATTCTTCCAAATGATTACGTGCTTCTGCAACCGCTTCTTTTTTAGCGAGTTTCTTTTTTCTGATGTCTCGCTCTTCATCAACATCCTCATCAAACTTAAATTTATCTTCCATTACAAATGAAATTTCATCTCCGTTAAGATGTGGTTTTGTATTTTTATAATATTCTCTCAGTAGAGTATCATCATCTACATTAGAATAATCATGATTTAGCCTTACATAATCTTGAACTGTACCACCTGTTTCTTCCATAAAGCTAACAAGCTTTTCGATGTTTTCAGGTAGTTCTCTACCTAATACTCTTTCATCTCTTTTAGCAGCTGCAATTTCTTGTTCTGCTTTTTTTACTTGCTCTTGTTCTTCTTTATTAAGTTCGACAATAGGCGATTCGGACTTTTGTACTTCATCTGTATTGCTGACCCGTACTTCTCCGTCCACTTTTTTGCTAGCTTCGGGTTTGTCGCCCACAGGTATCTCCTTTGTTTCTCCGATTTGAATGGCATTGTCTTCTTTTTTAATTTCTACTTTTACTGGTTCCTCAACTTTTACATTAGGATCTTTTCTTAAATCAACCTTTACAGGTTCATTTTTTGCAGTAAATTTTTTAGGCTTTGATTTGATCTTCATATCACCGCCTTCTGATTTGACTTCTTGAGTCACCTCAGGCTTCTTTGTTTCTTTTTCTGACATAATAAAATATTATAAAATTAGTTATACTGCCGGAGGCATTTGATCCGGACTTTCTTTTTCAAAATCTGTAGGCATAAGATTTAATTGTCTTTGCTCAATCATTTTACTTTGTTGAGTGCCTTCCATTTTTGTTCTTTTATCTTTACGATCTTCTATATATTGCTCTTTTGTTTTTAAAGCTTCAACTTCCATACGTTTTAACTCTAAATCAAACTCATGCTTTAACTGCATTTCTCTTTGTCTTATTATAGATTCTTGTTCTATACGTTGTAAAGCCATTTGATTTTTAGCTTGTTCATATTGAACGTTTGAAGCTGTAAGAGCTTGTTGTTTTTGCATTTCAGCTTCAGCAATAGCTTGAGCAGATGCTGCTTTAGCTTGTTCTGCTGATGCAGCCATTGCTTGTTGTTGCTGATCCATACGTCTTTGTTTTTCTTTACGTTTTTGTTTCAGCACATCATTAGCTAGTTTGATATTTTTTATTCTTCTAATATCAATAGCATCTTCTAAGTCTATACCACCTTGTTGTATAGCCATTTGAATATTTTGTTCTAACCTTTGTTTTTCTTCTTCTTCTGGTTCTAATTCTAAATAAATACCAAAATCATGTAAAGGTAAATTTTGTATTTCAGCTAAAGTACTTACGTTATAAGTAGATATAGAGCTTTTTAAAGAATTTAACGTTAATGGATTTTTTAAAGAATCAGCAACTTTCAAAGATATATTTTCACATGTTCTTAGTGTTAACCATAAACTAGCTTGCATTACGTGTCTTGTAGCAGTATTAGAAGCATTTACAGCCATTTTTTGTAAACCAACTAATGTGTCTTTTTCTGGCATACTACCATCCCTAGCTTCATTTAACCCTGTACAGTCTCTAATTAATTGTAGATAATATTGGTATGTTTGAATTAAACTAGCAATCTTACCTTGACCACTTGAAGTTTGTAATTCTTGAATAGGTACTTTACCTGGATTCATATCACCTTCTTGAGTCATTGATCTACCCACGATACTACCAGTTTGAAAATACATGTTTAATGCTTCTGCTGGATTATAATTTGTACCATTACCTAAATCAACTTCAGCAAGACCATCCATATCTAAAAATACACCATCTGGAACTGTACGAGCAATTACTTGTTGTAGTTTCAAATGTGTTATTTGTATCATATCAGCAAAACCTGTACACTTACTAACAATAGATTCAATGCGACCTTTATACATTCGCGGTGAACATATAGTGTAACTCATTTCTACTTTTGTAGTATCAGCAAAAGGTCTAGTCATGTTTTCTGACAACTGCCATTTAATAAGTTGATTGTTGCCTAAAATTTTTACACCTTCGTAAAGTACTTCTATTTTTCTAGCAACTCTTTGAAAATTATCATTAGCAGGAGGATTAAAAGTATCAGGTTTTTCTAATGCTTTTTCTAATCCAGTATCAGTTTGTTTAATTTTAAAAACTTGTTCGTTATAAGTTTTATATTCAAAAAATAAAACTGAAACAGTATTAGGATCATAAGATCTATATCCGTATAAATTATCTTTTTGATAACCTTTTGTTTGTTCTATCTTTTTTAAATCTTCTTGTGTAAGATAAGGAAACTGTTTAGCTATTTCAGGAACAGTTAATTGCTTTACTTCACCTACATAATATATATCTTCAAAATGAGGATCTTCTGTATAAGAATATATTAGATTAGCTGGATCTACATATTTTAAATTAACACCATTAGAAGGATTAAACGCTGTTTTACACGCTCCAATACCTAATACAACTAAATCATGATTAAATCTTTTTCTTATATTATCAAATCTATTTCGCTTTAATGTATTATTAATTACTTCTTCTTCAGCTATTTCAATAGAATCTTTATAAGATAACTGCATGTGAATATCTAACTCTTCAGGACTTTCAGGTAATTTAGTTTCATCTGTTTGAAACTCATTTATACCCAGAGTTTTTTGTAATTCATTTAAATAAGGTTTTGCTGCCATATCTTGTAATATAGCTGTAGCATAATCAGTTCGCTTTTTTAATGATGTAGGATCTTGAGCAAAAGCTTTTATTTCATAAAGCTTATTGTTCATACCATTACTAACTATATCTACAAATTTAGATAACACAGGCACTGGTTTCCAGTCTAAATTTAAATAAGATAAATCACCGTTAATAGCTAATTCATCTTTATATTTTTGCACTGGTTGCTCACCTCTTGCATATAATCTTAATGTATGAAACCTATTAAATGAAGTAGCAAATCTAGTACCATTACCACCTTGCTGCCACCATTCGCCTTCTATAGCCTGTGCAACTTGTCTTCCATATTCTTCTGAAGATTTTTCAGCATCAGAGACTGTTTGGCTAGGAAAAGCACTATTTGGATTTGCGTATATATTCATTTACTTAATTATTTTTGATAACGAACCTCGATTATCATATTTTTTTATTCCTAAGTCTATTGGTTCACGTTTTCTTCTAGCAACTGGTGCATATCTATTTTTATTACAAGCCATTAAAGCTAAACCAGAACTAATAGAAGCATCATGTGTTGTTCTATTGTTTATATCAAAAGCGGCCCAATCTTCAAGTGTTCTTTGGAAATAAACACTTCCGTAAGAATCACCATTAAATCCAACAGCTGTTTCAATATAAGATTCAATTGCTGCAGCGTGAGCTTGCTTTATATCCTCACTTGAATTTGGTATACCACCTATTTCTTTTTCTGTTACTGATAATTTATTCCATATTTTATCAGGTCTATTCATTGCAAAACCTCTATATCCTCTTCTTTTAAAATGATATAAAAGTCTAGGTTTATTATTTTCACATAACATTGGCATACCATAAAAAACACACGCCATTAATACATCTTCAAAAAATACTTCAGCAGTTTGAGGTCTAGCTATATATTCTAAAAAGAAATGATCAGCTGGTGCATTTTCCATACTAAACTTAGTAAGCCCATGCAGTGCTCCATTAGAACCTCGTTTGTCTACTGTACCTGATATATCATAAGGATCACAACCAAAAGCGCCTATATGATCATTACCAGGATATTTAATACCGTTTTTTTCTATATATCTATTTTGTAAATTTGCATCAGGAATCCAGGTTATAAAAAATCTTCCTTGATTACTTGGTGCAAATAAAACTCTAGTATCTTTTATTCCATGTTCCCATAAAAAATTACCTTGAGTAACTAAAGTTTTATTATTTTCATCTTCATTAAAATCTATTTGTTGATATATCTTAGTAAGATTAAATAAAGATGATTTAGATTCATCTCTAAACGCATGTTTTGTAGTTCTAGGAAACTGTCTATAAAACTCGTTTAAAGCATCTTGGTTATCTTTTAATCCGTCAACTTCATTTTCCCAGTACTCAATAACGCCAAGGTCGATAAACTCGCCTTGTGGTCCAAGTACTTCTTTGTCGGGAGTGTCGAAGACAGGTAAGCCATAAGAATCAATGTAGCCTTCGTAGTTCCATTCCATAGGTATGAACAAAGAATATAATCCCGAACTAGTCTGTCCGTTGCGGTTTCTTTTTGTAACATCTGATTCATCGTATAATTTTTTAAAGTTTCTACCACCTTTATCTAAAGCATTAGATGTTGAACCCATCATACACTTNNCCAATAATTTTACTACCTAATCTTAACGTGGTTTTCGTAACCCTCCAATTGTTGAGGATGTTGTTGGGCTTTTCCCACTTCCCCGATTCATCATGAACGAGGAGTTTGAGTTTCTCCCCATCGTAGGAGTTATCACCGGTGTTTTTCCAATCGATGGTGGTGTCAAGTCCCTGTAATTCGTCCTGTAAGGTTTCATCGGCGGTGGTGGCGGTGATGGAACGTCTGGTAAATTTGGAGGCTGGGACACGGTAGGCAAGTTCGGTCTTTGGACGGTCCATTCCGTCCTGGGTCGGCTTGAAAAAGAAGGGGTAATTAACTGATATGGGTACCACCTTATCNNGTGAACATCTTCTTTGCATCAGGACCGGACTTGGATAATATACCATACCTACTGTCACTTGATATGGTTGCCAAGTTAACCACCTCTCCTGAGGCCATGAAAGAAAACCCGGAACGCCTGTTCTTAAGGTAACACATCCCATAGGATCGTGAATCTGCCTTACAAGCTTCCCAGAAAATAAAGAATAATCTATTTGACTCTCTAAAGTCTGGTGCCCCGACGTCAATTTTAGACCACTGCAAGTACATGTAATGAGTACCACTAATGTAAGTAGGAATGTCTTTATTATAAAACCAAAAACCTTCTTCCCTACGGGTAAATTCATTATCGATGTAATCATACCATTTTGTTTTAAAGTCTTCTGGATATTGTCTCCAGTCGAATACTGTTTTTATTCTTGCTAAAGCCTTAGGATATTCAAACTTGCTCCATTTATTATCTTCAAACTTATGTATATTTTTAGCTTTTGGTAAAGCTATTTTTAAATTTTGTATTTCATATATTTCACCTATTTCACCTGTCTTGCTAATAACTACAATATCATGCTCTTTATTATAACCGTATTGCCATTTTTTATAGCGATTCATACGGTTAACAATTTTAGGTTTTATATGATTATCTAATATTTTATATAGACTTTGCTTATACATTATTTAGCTCTTCTTTCAGCAAAACCTTTAAAAGATGTATCTTTTTTAATTTCTTGCTTTGGTTTATCTTCTAACATATTTTGCTCTTCTTCAATACGATTAAGTATTTCAAGAGCATCAAATATAGCTAGTTTTTTAGTAGCTGCAGCATTTTTAAGTCTATCTGCGGAAATGTCAGGTCCAAAATCTATAATAGGTTCTTTAGCAACTTTAATTAACTCTTTAATTGCTACTCGCCCAGCTTGGATTATATTCTTCTTCGTTTCCTTTGTACTCATATTTAATTACAATATCATTTGATTTCATACAGTAAATTCGCTTTTTATCAACAATAAACTCCCATTCACGACCTGGTTTATAACCAATTAGATCTCCTGGGTTAATATCGTGTGCTTTTAAAGCATCATTACCTATTTTTAATATACCAACACATTTTTGCTCTAAATCCATTGTTAGAGAATTATTATCTTTTATAGGCATTACAAAACATCTGTCCATAAATGGTAACCATTTTTCGCCTTTTTTGTGTAAATATATTTGATCAGGTTTACAAAAAAATAAATCTTCTTTAAAATATTGACTACTATTACGTTGTTTACCTTTTACATCATACCATCTGCGAAATATATTATGATGTATTATTATTTGATCACCTTTTTTTATATTAAATTTATATGCTAAAGGTACTGAAACAACAGTAGCGTGGCGACTAACCATCTTATGATCTTCTATATTAGAATTAATAATAAGGGTTTTGTCGCCTACTTTAATTTTATTGTTATACCTTTCGTTTGTAGGTGTAACAATAAAGTCATATATACTGTTCATTAATATTCTAAATCATACTCAACAGATATAGCCATGTTAGAATTAAATTTTTTCCAAGGCATTATCTCTTGATCTTTCTTTATAAATATATTATAAGAGTTATCTCTTTCATTATGATCAATATTGTTTATTACATGACCACCATATACTTGTTGGCCAACAGAATAATGCATAGCATCGTTCTTGTAATCAGCACCAATACTGATCTTTCTTATTACAGAATACATTACTCCTTGTCTTCGCAGTCTTCGCAGTCTTCTTTCTTCTCATCACAGCCACAATCTTCTTCTTCAACTACTTCTTCTGCTTTAGGTTCTTCTGTTTCAGGAACTTCTACTTCTTCCCAAACACCTGTTTTTAAATTAATATTAACTGCTCCATACTTGCTTTCAAGTTCTTGCTTAGTTTTTTCTAAAACTTCTAACGCAGCTTTATATTGTTGCATTGTTTTGTTTTTCTCTATTTCTAAAGCACCTAAATCAAAAACCGCTTTTTGTAAAGCTGTATTTTGTTCGTTAATTGTTTTTAATTCTAATTCTTTAATTTTTCCACTTTTTGCCATTTGATTAAATTTTAATTGTTATTACTATATGTATAGTTACTTGTTAATATACACTTTTACTTTTTAAATATATTACTCGCCTTTTCTGTCGTGCGACCTCCGAAATAGGCTAAGACAACCGCCATCATGACCTTCTCAAAAGTATCGTTCCACAATTCATTTATATGAAAAGGTATTGTTTCAACACTGTCTAATATACCTGCAAAAGAAAATACAACAATACACCATACTAAAACTAGTGGACGCACGTTTTTACTCCACCATGAATCAGACATAGAATCTGCTTGCCATCTTGATGTTATAGCTTCTATTTCTTTTGTTTGTTGTTCGTAGATTAATTGTTGTAGTTTTATCTTATCTTCTGCCGGAGCATCAGCTTTTGTTATAGCTTCAATTGCTTCTTTTGGCGATGTTACACCTTGTAATACGTTTCCTAATGTAGGATTTATTACAGACGCTGCGCCAAACAATAATTGTCCAACGGTTGTATCTTTAAATTTTTTACTCATGATTTTCTATATGCTTCTGCTTCCCATGGTAGGTTTTTAGCGCCCTCATGCATTTTTGATCTTGGATATACTTTTCCTTTCCAATATACGTTATCATCATCATAGTCAAGATCACCTCTTTTAACTTGATCAATATG